TTACCCCTGCTTCTCCGACCACGGCGCAACGATCTGCAAATCCCCAACAAGCACCTGCGCCGCAACCATCCAGACCACCGTACCTATCAACCCCAACGACAAATGCCCAACAACGATCCCTATGGCGAGCTGTTTCCAGAGCCCGGCGTATTTGTTGGACGAGGTAGCGGCGGTGCGGTAGGGCGTTTCGCGCTCGGCGCGGATGTTGTCGAAGTCGTCTCTCATGGCGGGTACTCGTTGCTGTTTGGCTAAACGGCGGGCACAAAAAAAGGGTTCAGCTTTCGCTGAACCCTTTTTGAATTTGGTGGCTACGCAGGGACTTGAACCCCGGACCCCAGCATTATGAATCCGCTACAGACCGCCCCGTTGAGCCAGAGAACCCCATAATCACTGGCTTCTAGATATCCCTATCACCCTATAAGCCACTGTCTTGCAGAAAAATCGTTTCATGTAGTCACCCCTTGCCGCTATGCTGCGCGCGGAGAAACCGTCCCTCCAATTTCAATTTGCCATCATCGCTCATACATCTAGAAAAAACATGTCTACTGAGATAGAAATTAAAGCCCTGGTGCTAAACAAATTACTAAAGCAGGGGAATATTAACGAAACCTCTTTAGTCTTCAACGAAATGAACCTTGCAGGTAAAGAAAGAAGAGTAGACCTCGGCTACCTCACTAACAACCGAATGTTTGCAATTGAAATTAAAAGTGAAAAAGACTCCCTCTCTCGCCTTATAGGACAAGTTTCCGGCTACAGAAGATATTTCGACAAGGTTATATTGGTTGTCGCCAAAAAATTTACTAAATACGCAATATCTCTTACTGAGAGCGACGTTGAAATATGGGAAATAAACGAAGCCAAAATAAAAGTCATCCGTAGAGGCAAGATAATCAAAAATATTGACAAGCGTAACTATCTTGACTTAATGACCAGAAGAGAAATAAAAGCACTTGCAAAAGTCCAGCGCATAAACCACTCCGACCTAGCTATTTACGAGCTAAAACAAGAGGTTTTATCAAAAATTGACAAGCTATCAAAAGAAAAAATCAAGCTAACCCTTATAGATGGTCTCTACAATAGATTTCAGATGTCATCCAACCGCTTTATGAATGCTGTCTCATTAAAAAATGAAGTAACGCCTTATGACGTCCCATTACTCAGCCCCCACCACTTACATTTAGCCAACAGACTCTAATCAACCCATTCCTCGTCTGTATTAATACCGGTTGTATCCTGGCTATAGTACAGCTGATTGAATAGGTGTATGTTTATTCTTACAGCGGTAGACTTTTGGGCGCTGTTTATTGAAAAATCATCACCTAAAGCGGTCAGTTCAATTTGCTGTGTCCCCCAAAGGCGTAGGCTAGAGATCCAATAGTCAGCTTCGACTACTTCTTTAGCCATTTCAATATAGGCACTCTTTCTTTTCTCCTTTGAGTTGGGGGCGTTATCGTCGATTTCACGCCTTACAAACTTCCAGTCTTTCTTCAAAGGATAATCAATTCTCGGCGGAGGCGTTCCAGAACCGCCCTTTTGTTTCTCAGCTCGAGCACTTCCTCTATCTGAGTAGATTAGAGGCTCTGCAATTCCTGACGCCTCCACAATATTGAAAAGCAAGCGCTCGTATATAGAGTTTTCTCCCTTCAGCTGCCCTGAAAAACTATTGGGAAAGGAAGATGAACTAACCGAAAATGCTGCTTCCCGTACCGCAGCCCTAGCCTCAACAATAAACCTATTGAGCAAACCAATGCGTTCAGCAAAATTTACGTCAATGGTGCCAAGGTCATAAAGAAACAACACGTCTTTCACGCCTAGCATATGCAATATTTCTAAAATCTGCGAATGCTTACTTATATTGCTTTCTTCAGGCCGAATTCTTAATACAACGCCTCGCCCCAGAGAATACAATCGAGCAGCCTGCACAGCAAAGCCTTCTTTTTCTCCATGCTGCATGCAGGGAATCAAGTTGCTACGCGACTCAACAAAGCCACACCAGTTGCTGTACCCATCTGAAGGATCAAGCAAGGCTTGAATCTCTCTATATATTTCTTTGTCTGGATACTTGCCTGTAAACAAGAAAGTCTTATTTTTTGACAGAAAGTTCTCATCAATATCTGCAATCCACTGCCGATTACCAACAGACTTTTCTATTCTCTTTAGAGTGCTTTCCAGTTTATTTGCAGCCGCCCAACCCTTTAATGCGAAAAGCGGAAGAAGCTGATCTATATCCCTTCCAGGGAGCTCTTCCAGCGCAGTCATTTCAGCTGGACTAATTGAAAGGATCGGGATATATCCCCAAGGTGCAAAGATGTTCTGCATTAAACACTTCCTCCTGAGCGGATTTTTGCTGCCGCCAAAGAGACCTGCGCCTCCTCTGCTATTTTTCTGTACCTCTCCTCAGTCTTGAGTTGAGCATTGGCCTTTATTAAGTTTTCTATCAATACCAGTGGCATGATTATGTCAGCAGCCAGTCTATTTGCCTCTCTTTCCAGATTATCAGACAGCCTTGACCTGTAAAGTACGTCATCAGTAATTCCGCCAGCGAGACGATCTCTATGTAGAAGAAAATGTGCAATCTCATGTGCAATAGTGAATCGCTGCCGCTCTTTTACATCATGACGATTGACTTTAATCGTCACCGCACCATCAACTTCGCGAATTTCACCGGAAATTTGGCCAGGCATAGTAGATTTCAGGACAGTGATTCCAAGGTCTTTTGCTATCGCGCCAACCGCTACCGGAAATTCCGTCTGGTGCTTTGTGATAACCTCCCTCTGATGTGGAGTAATTAGAGTCCACTCTCGTGATACTCTCATTTCACCTCTCCTTCAGCTACAGGATCACCAATACCACGATAAGTAATGTTAACTACTGCATTTTCTATAATCCCATCGAATCGCCCACTTTCCATAAGCTCGATGATGTTTTTTTCGGTTGCCGCCATAAGTTCTTCCCCTGCTATGGACTCTACAGTCTCTTTTGCAGTATCTCTAGAAGTCTTAACGGCTTCTTTTTTGATATTGGAGTAACCCAATATCGACAGTATTGCTATCAGCACACCTAGAGCCGTAATAATAACGGAAGCGCCGGCAAGCACAGTCGACGCAGTATTACTTTCCGGCTTATCTTTAAGCCGTTCAATCTCGCGCTCTAGCCTCGCGATCTTGTCGGCTTGCAATTGAAACTTCAGCTCCATAATTTCGGAGTCTTTTTCATTCCCTGAATTCACGGCACTAACTGCTTCCTGAACAACTTTATACAGCTCCACATTATTGTTTGTCTCCTCTGGAGAATTCTTCAGAGAAAGCTCAGAACTTACAACCACTCCACTGAACGAGAGAAGAACCAAAATACCACTCAGCAGAAGTAGCTTTCGCATATAAATGCCTTTCTCACTTAATAGCTCTAACATTTCTTCACCATTCTTTATTTCGTAGCCCTTCCATGCACTCTTTCACGTCATCATCAATGACGTTCCCAGGCTTGATGCATTCCTTCATGGTGCGACGAACCCCGCGATTAGCTTCGCGTTCTCTTTGATCTTGTGCTTTAAGGTTGGCTCTGGCTGCATCGCCAAGCGGGCCTTTGCTGGCCCCTGCCATGTATTCATTGACCAGCCGGTTCATGGTCTTGCCATAAGCTTCGGCTGCTGGCCGCATTGCTTCACCTATCTGGGTAGCAACGGGCTTGGATTCTTCTGCGAGGGCGGGGCTTGTGGCTAGGGCCAGTGCCAGCAAAATCCGTTTCATTGGTCTTGTCCACTCCTTCGGGCGTACCAGCGCCTAGCTACTTCCTGTGTGATCGCTATCCCGCGTTTGGATTGGCCAAGTTTCGGTTGGCCTCGTCGTAGTCGGGACTCGTCTGGCCATTCTCGGGTAGCACATCGCCAGTAAGCAACCACCACCTATAGCTAGGGTAGAGCTTGCTCAATATCTCGATCTCGTCAGCGCCTACACGCGCTCTGCCTCTCTTGATGTTCACCCAGCGCGGATAGTCGGTGTCCCCAGCTTTTGAAAGCTCGACCAAGCTCGCTGAATTGATCAATCGAAGCGCTCTATCAGAAAGCTTGTCACTCATTGTTAATACTCATGGCATGCCATATGTACAAAATAGAATTCTGCCTCTACTATTTGTACATATGGCAAATTCATATGGTTTGCCGTCTTGGTGAAGCATAAGGTACAGCTATGGAACAGTCTGGTGTAGTGGGGTTAACCATCGAAGGCCAAGCCGAACGGATTGTCAGCTTCCGAGAAGCGCCGTTCTGCACGCAGCTAGTGCTGGCTGAAATGATGGGTGTCGAGCAGATCACCGAAGACGTGGTGCGCGGCTGGGTGGAAACCAACACGCTCCCGACCGTGAAGATCGGCCGCCGCCGCGTGATCAACCTGCATCGCATCCGCCGCGACATCGAGCGGGGCAAGTCGGTGTTCTGCCAGGGGGATTACGCCGATGAATAACCAGCTGAATGGCGACGTAACCCGCACACTGCGGCGCCTGCTCAAGGTCGTTCGGTTGCATCACCTGGACCATCTACAGCATGGCCTCAACGTGGGGCGTTGCTGGGGCTTTATCTCTGCACTTCGCGACGCCGGTCTGATCTCGTTGGAAGAGTCGTTCCGGCTCGATCGTTTGGTCATGTCTGCCACTGAGCACAGCGGTCGTCCCTTTCCGGACGAAGCCAATCTTGGTCCGGTTATGCCTGATCGGGTCTGGCTTGAGCGTAAGGGGTATCTCCAGCCTGCGGTAAAGCCCTCGGCGCAGGTGCCTGCTGATGAGCATTCCGGCGAAGTATCTGCGCCTGCCGCACGCCCCGAACTGCGACTGTTCTGTCTGCTGGTCAAAGGCCGCGATGGCACAACCCGCTCTCTCCCGGTCCACACCATGCGACCAATGCCGCCCCGCGTCGGTCCAGTTGGTCGATGGTCGCTGGCAGGTGACCCCGCGTTCATTCTGCGCGAAACACGAGCCGAACGCCCGGCCCCCGAAGTACTGGAGCGTTGTGCTCGACACTGGCCGGCCAACGCCCTACGTCCCGATTCACGAACCGTTCGAGTTGGTGGGGTGATGGTATGACAGTCTCTTTCCGCCTCGGTCGCTACCTCGTCGCCTTGTTATGGCATTGGGCGCCTCCCGCGATCATCGGTTTCGCTTTTGGCTCGGTGATGACCACCTTCCAGGCTGTCGAGGTACTGGAGGCGGCTGATGACTACTTCTACAAGGCGTTGACCCAGGTGGTTCAGCAGTGCGCCGTTACCGACACATCGACCGACAGTGAAGCCGAACAGGTCCAGGGCCGCGCTCCCGGCTCGTCGGATCACGCTTCACCGATCCGGCGAACGGAAGCACGGGCGGAGCGCACCCTTGACCTTGCACGAACAGAAACAGCCTCTGCTCGGGAGGGCGGGGCAGCTCCACCGCCCCGCGCTCCTGAGCCCTCGGCGGCGAGAGTGGGATGACAAGGGCAAAGCCCTTGGTGTTAACCAACTAGAGAATACGCACAACGCGACGTTTTAACCGGTAGGCCAAGTAACAGATCACCTCGGCGAACTTGCGAGTTCACCGGTTCGGGATCGCTCGGCCTACAGAAAGCAAAGCCGCGCAATAAAGCGCAACTAGAGAGAGGAAACACAGATGGCACGTTCGATCATGGAAGTTGCATTTCTGAGCGCAGAGAAAGTCGAGTTCGACAACGTAAAGCTGGTGAAGCTGTTTGTCGGTGACGAACCGGACGGCAAGCGTGACCTGGGCATTTCCATCCTGTCGATGAATGTCTCCGAGGACGCCCTGGATGAAGTCTGGTCCGCCTGTGAAGGCCTCGATGTGCTGGAGCCGATCCGCGTCACCACTGAAATCGAACGCGGCTCCAAGAACACCGGCAAGTTCATCGTCCTGCACGTTGAGCCGGTGAAAGCTGCTGCCACTCAGGCCGCCAAGCCCACCATGAGCCCCGCCCAGCAACCCGCTAAGCCTGCCGGCAATCAGCCGGAGCCGGCCAAAGCTAACTAAGGGAGGGGCGGCCATGTTGATCAGTGACCGAGTGATCTGCGACTGCTGCGGCAATGACATGGGCAAGCTCATGGCATTGCCTGCCCCGCAAAGCGATCTGCTGCCGGACCTCAACCTGCCGCCCCATTTCGCCGTCTGCCCGGACTGCGAACCGCTCGAACAAGCCGCCGACCTCCTTGAGGCCGGTGCATGAATTTCCTCGCCTGTGACGGTGACTGGCTGCAAGGCGCCGATGGCTCGCCCATCTGCTCCGGCTCGCTGGTGGCCCTCACGGTCGAGGAAATGCAGAGCCTCTATGGCGCTGCACTGTCTTGGGAACAGGTCACCGAGCTACAGGGCGAAGCGATTGTGTTGTTCGCCACCGTGTTCGGTTTTCTGGTCCTGAAAAAAGTCCTGAAACAGTGAGGTATCAAACCATGCAACACATCAAGACCCTGCGTCGCTCCCTGGGCGCTGCTGCTGCAACCGGCCTGCTGGCCGTTCAACAGGCCTATGCGGCTGTTCCGGCCGAAGCCACCGGCGCACTCGATGAAGCCGGCACCGATGTCGGCACCATCGGCTGGGCGGTGTTCGCCGTGATCATCGCGGCGATGGCGTTCAAGTACATGCGCCGCGCCCTGTAACTGGAACCGCGCACTGCATGTGCCGAAGCAAACAAACCCCGCTCCGGCGGGGTTTTCTCTTCAAGGGAAACGCCAATGAGCTACGAACTGTACGTCCTGGTCCTATCCACCCTGGCGTTTTACCTCGTGTTTTTTGGGCGGGTGTAGGGATGAAAGGGATTATTCGAGTCGCCTTGTTGATTGCTTGCGCTTGGGGACATGCGGCCTGGGCTGAAGATTATTACTGGCGCTATAACTCGCAGAATTATCCGTCTGCTGATGCTGCGTGTCAGGCGCACCTTGATGTAATGAAGGCGATGAACAGCGCATATGTTGATTTTAGATTTGAGCTAACCAGTACTTCCAGTGGTAAGTGTGTGCTTCTTAACAAGAATGGCGCTTCACTTGGCTCTGCAAATATTGGTAGGCGAGGCGATGGATGCACTGATGGAACTTACGACAACACTATAGGCGGCTGTGTCCCAAATCCTGAGCCTGATCGTTGTGAGTCGACTATTGGTTCGATAATCAATCATGAACATAAGCTGCGTGAGTCTGTTCATGGCTCGGATCGTGTAGAACCGCCGAGTGATGTTTGCGCCAACTCGTGCACGTACACCTTTCAATATGTTGTTAACAACATATACGTCTATACCAGCGGCACGCCTTCAGGCGTGTTCGGTTCGTACCAGTATCGCGGCAACGGTTTTGAGTGTTCTGGCGATACTTACAACGCCCCTGGCAATCCGGGCGGCACCACCAATCCCGATGACACGCCTCCCCCTGACGACACTGATAAGTGTCCCGAGGGATACACCTACAACGGCACCTTCTGTTCGCCCAACAAGCCAACCGATCCGAGCGACCCTACTGATCCGACCGACCCCGAAGACCCGACTGATCCAACCGAACCCGGTGATGGCGATGAGGACGGCGACGGCGATGGTAGCGGGGGCGGCGGAGGTGGTGGTGACGGCGGTGGCGATGGAAGCGACGACGGTGAGGGGGGTGGAGATGGAGAGGGCGGTGGCTCTGGTGGCGGTGGCAACGGCGATGGCGAAGGCGAAGGCGAAGAAGAACAGCCCGATTCGAGCGTTGGCGGTGAAGGCTGCGATGCAACGCTGAGTTGTGAAGGCGATGCCGTCCAGTGCGCCATTCTTCGTCAGCAGAAAGAGCTGCGCTGCCACGCTGAAGAACAGGCTGACTTCGAGAAACACCAGCCCGCCATCGAAGCGGCCGTCACCGGCGATAAGTTCGAGCTGAATGAAGGCAACGGCGTGATTGATGTGCCTTCGTTCGTCAACCAGGGCACCCGCTTTCTGCCTTCCACTTGCCCGGCTGCTGAGAAGTTCAGCTTGACCATGGCCGGTGGGCGCTCCTTTGAAATCACCTATGAGCCGCTATGCCGTGCCGCCAGTGATCTGAGCGGTTTATTCGTGGCGGTGGCCACCGTGCTTGCCGCGCTCTACGTCGGTCGCTCCGTAGGAGGTCAGTAATGCAGTTCCTGTTCATTGTTCAGATGCTCGTCATCGTCCTTGGTCCGCTGGTGAAAATGGTGCTGAAAATGATCGGCTTCGGCTTCGTCACCTATATGGGCTTCAACCTGATCATTGGCCAAGCCCAGGACTACCTGTTCGGCCTGATGGGTGAAGTGGGGCCGGTGATCCAAGGCATTCTCGGACTCGCCAAGTTCGATGTGGTGGTGAACCTGTATTTCGCGGCGATCTCCACGCGCTTCATCCTGGCCGGGATCGACAAGGCCACCGACCGCAAACGTAATCAGGTCTGGCACAAGCCGGGCGGCACCTCCATCGAAGCCTAAGGAGGCGCCATGCTCGTTATCCGCACCGGCAAACCCGGCCACGGCAAGACCCTGAACACCATCCGCGAAGTGGACCAGAAAGCCCATGGCGAAGGCCGGGTGGTCTACTACCACAACATCAACGGCCTCAAGCCCGAGCAACTGCAAGCGCAGTGGTTCGAGTTTGAAGATCCGGAAAAGTGGTTCGAGCTGCCGAGCGATTCGATCATCGTGGTCGATGAGGCTCAAGGCTGGTTCGGTGCGAGAGACCCGCGCGCTCGACCGCCTGAGCACATCACACGCTTCGAGACCATGCGTCACCAAGGCCACGAAGTGCATCTGGTCACGCAAGACCCGCGCTATCTGGACGTGCACCTGCGTCGCCTGTGTAACAGCCATATTCACTACTGGCGAGTCTTCAAGTCAGCCCAGCTGCTGCGCTTCGAATCTGAAGTGGTGGTGGAAAAGGTGGAGGTGAAAACCAGCTTTAAGGATGCCGACAAGAAGTCGCTGCGCCTCGATAAGCGCTACTTCGGCGCCTATACCAGTACCAACGCCAAGCATCACTTCCAGACCAAGGTGCCGACGAAATTCATCCTGGCGCTGTGTGTCATCCTTGGCGCGGGCATCCTCGTCTACCGCGCCTATGAGCGCTACAACGCCGAGAAGGCCGCGCCGGTTGCCAGTGGCGCGCCGACCGGCAGCATGGTCGATCAGGTCCGCGACACGGTGGGCGCGTTCATCAGGCCCTCGGCGTCTGATGCTCAGACCTCCGGCCCTATCACCGTCGAGCAATACCTTGGAAGGCGGGCTCCACGCGTGCAAGACCTGCCGTCATCCGCGCCCATTTATGACGGGCTGGCCAGTCCGCAAACCTTTCCTAAACCGGTGTGCATTTCTACAACCGATAGTCGATTGCTGTCCCGCAATCATGCCCGAATGGAAATCGCGGTGAGTGAGGGAGCGGTGACGGGGTGCCGCTGCAATACCCAGCAGGGCACGCGCCTGGATGTGTCGTTTCAGTTCTGCATGTCCGTGGTCCAGAACGGTTACTTCGACGACACCAAGCCCGACCGTGGCTCGACGCAAGACACGCGAGGCCAGCCGCAGCCGACCATTTCTACCCCGGCCTATGAGCCCGTTCAACAGCAAGCCAGAAGCAACTTCACCCGCGTCCCTTACGAGAAGGGGCGCTTCTTGTGGTGATGACCGTCAGCGCGTCAGTGGCACGCACGGCGAGGCACGAGCCGGCGTGCTCGCGCGCTGACGTCCCTGTAACACGTCAGATAAACCTGAGTGAGCAACCAGAGTAATCCAGAGTAAAGGGGAAAACGGAATGGCGAATAAGGACTTCAAACGAATCGACATCCTGACTGGCTTGGAGGATTGTCACAGCCGACTGTTTGTTGATTCGGGTACCGCTCGGATAGTCGATCTATCTAGCGTTCGGCTACTCCGTTGTGGTGTCGATACGGTCCGTCAGCTCTATCGTGGATTGATCCGCCCGGAAATCATGGCGCTGTTCGAGAAACCGGGCGCGATGGTCGAATTCGCCGGGGAGTTCTGGCACTCCGGTAGGGTAGGGCGGGACTCTGGCTATCAGTACAAGCTCCAGAACGCCGACCTTGGCTTCATCCTGCTCATCAAGAATTTCAACGCCAAGCTGGAGAACATCGGGCCTCACCTGAAAATCGAGGTGTCACCGCACGCCATCGACGCGCTGTCACCTGAGCGTCTGCAGGAGCGCATGGATTATTACGCTGCAGCCGTGATGACCCATCGCGAACGCAACCAATGCGCCGTGCACCTCGCGCTGGATCTGCAAGGCTGGAAGCCTCCGACTGATCTGGTGGCTCGCCTGCATTGCCGGGCTCGGACGCACCGAGATATCTCAGGCATCAACGAAATTCATTGGGCAACCAAGTCGAGCGTTTACGGGCGGGGCGAGACGTCCATGTTTGGCTCAGCCAGTGGCGTCCAGCTCTGTATCTACAACAAGACCGAGCAGGCTCGTGCGACCGATAAGCTCGACTTCTGGGAAAGCGTCTGGCGTTGTCGTGATTCATTCGATGCAACCGATCCAGATAACTACGATCCCGAAGCCGATGTGTGGCGTGTAGAGCTTCGCTATCACCATTCGGTTATCCAGCAGTTCGCCAGCGGATCTATTGACGCGAAGTCTGGTAAAGCTATCGAGACGGATTCCTTTGCGGCCTTCGCTGGCCATCTGGATGGTCTCTGGCGCTACGGTCTTGGCCAGTTCAAATTGCTCGCGCGTCCTGGCTACTTCGAGCCGATCTGGACCCTCATGCGTGACGACATACGGGTCGATGTGTCGGTTGATTCCCTGGTGGATGAAACCGAGTACAAGCGTTACTACAAAACCTCGCGGGGCTTCTCCGGCAAGAATGTGGAACTGTTCTTGGGAAACTTCGTAAGCCTGCTGGCACGGGAGCGAGTGGGCGCTAAGCAAGCCTTTGACCGTCTGCGAGAGTGGGAATGCTGGCCTGTCATTCGCGACCATTACGCCTCGAAGGATATGAGCGAGCGCGATCTGTACAAGCACATCAAGAATCTGCTGCAAGAGCGTCATGTTCGGTGGGGGCGTGCCGTATGACGGCAAGGAAGGACGGAAAGACCTGGACTGCTGACTTCTATGAGAATGGAAGAGCAGGGCGGAGAATCCGAAAGAAAGGCTTTCTGACAAAAGCGGCTGCACAACGCTATGAAACCGAGTTCTTCAACAGTCTGAAAGAAACCGGGCGCAAGCTCTGGCACCAGCTGCACGGTTGTACGCTCAAGGACGAGAAGACCCGCTTGGCTAGAACCTTGGCGATCGCAGAACGGCTGGGCGATCCTCTCGCCACTGCATTCGACGCGTTGGCTTGGGCGCGCTATCGCCAGCAGCGCTTGAAGGTCGCTTCGCCGCATACGGTTAACCATGAACAGCGCTACCTGTCGGCAGTGTTTTCGGAGCTGCTACGGCTTGGCGCGTGGGTAGGTAAAAATCCACTCGGCAGCATCCGCCAGATCAAGACGGACCAAGTAGAGCTGACATTCCTCTCCTTGCCGGAGATCCGCCAGCTACTCGAAGAGTGCAAGCGCTCGACCAATAACCACACCTATCCCGTTGCGCTACTTTGTTTGGCCACGGGTGCTCGATGGGATGAGGCCGAAACGCTCGCGCGATCCGCGATCTACGGTGGTAAGGCGCACTTTCACCGGACCAAGAACCGTCAGTCCAGATCGGTGCCGATACCGAAGGACGTTGAAGAGTTGGCATTGAAGCTGGGCATGCCGGGAAACGGTCGGCTGTTCATGTCTTGCCGCTCCGCATTTCGAAGCGCCTACAAACGATGCGGGTTCAACACGCCAGGGCAGATGACCCACATCCTGCGGCACACCTTCGCCAGTCATTACATGATGGCCGGTGGCGACATTCTCAGCCTGCAGCGAATCCTGGGGCACTCGTCGATCACGATGACGATGCGTTACGCGCATCTATCGCCGGATCACCTCGAGTCAGCGCTACGGCTCTCTCCGTTGGCTCAAGCAGAGCATGCGGTCACCGCGTGTTGACGGCGCAGCCAGTCGGTGTATGATTCATTAACGCTTAACGTTAAGGATTAAAGCGTGATTTTGAGTTTCAGATGCGATGAAACCCGGTCGTTTCGAATCAGGAAGCTCCCGGCGTTGGGGGAACATCCTGAACGTCGCGACGAGAAAGCTCGCGATGCTCAACGCGGCAACGGAGCTTCGAGACCTGCGCTCTCCACCGGGCAACCGATTGGAGCCGTTGCAGGGCAACCGGGCCGGGCAACATAGCATCAGGATCAATGACCAGTGGCGGATCTGCTTTGTCTGGACTGACGCAGGCCCCACGCAAGTCGAAATCGTCGACTACCACTGAGGAGGTGGCTACATGGCAATTAACGGCATGCGCCCCGTTCACCCTGGTGAAGTGTTGCGCGAAGAGTTTCTGGAGCCGCTGGGGATTACTCCCGCTGCGCTTGCCCGTGCGCTGCATGTATCGGCGCCGACCATCAACGACATTGTGCGCGAGCGCCGTGGAGTGACTGCTGATACGGCTATCCGGCTGGGCCGCTACTTCGATACATCTGCCCAGTTCTGGATGAACCTGCAGTCCGACTACGCATTGGCGACGACCTATGCGGCAAACGGCGAAGAGATCGAACATGAAATAGAGCCGCTTCGAGCGGTTGGCTGA